GTGCTTGATTATATATCAGAAATACCATTGCCGGTTGACCAAATACCACAAGGCCTAAAGGATCTACTATTTGTTGAAGACAACTCCAACCCTCAACGAGATATTACTGTAACTCATCGTTACGAAAGAAATATACATCAAGATGATTATGAATATACTCATATGATCATGGCTGTAGTTCCCGAAGATGATGTCACAAAATTAAATGTTTTACGTGAATCAAGTGAAGGTGTTGTAACATATTCCACGCCACATTGTACAGAGAAAGGTGGAGCTAGGGGGATAGATATATCTATTTCTGGTTATGGATATATAGTAGCCTCTTGGGGATCTAATGCTCACTACTCCTTTTTTTTGGCCGAAGATGTCTGGATGAAGCTGGGTTTAAAACCAAGGCTCATAGGTGATGATGAACAAAAAGTAATATTTGATGAGGTTGCCTCGCCATCTTATGGTGTCGCCCAAGGGGATGTCTCAAGCGAATACTACTTCAAAAGCAAGAAAGATGTAAAATGGACAATGAGGAATGAATTTCTAAGGAAATACTTATGGATGAAAGGTTGCATAGGAGTAAAGGTTTTTTTCTTCGAAGCTTATATCGAACGAACCAAAGAGGTACTAGGTCTTTTATCAGGGTCTAATCACTTTGTATTAAACCTTCCTTGGATTGATTTTGAAATAGTTGATCATGGAAATAGAGTAATACTTCAAGCATGGGGAACCGTACAATCTGTTCTGCCCGAACTTTGTGCTGAAGTGGACATCAACAAATTAGTATGGCCTGGCCACAAAGATCCGATGACAGCGTCCCGAGCTCGCGATTTTAGAAAAGATGAATATGTATATGTTGATGATGCTTTTCTTATTAAATATGAGAAAGATAAAACCTATGAAGCCATTCCATTTCTTTATAACGGCCATTATCAAGTAGCCCCTAGTTATGGAGGACAGTGGGCCTTTAGAGACTGTGTCAGGGTCGGCAGAAACTTAGTAAAAATACCTTTTTATGAGCTTTACCGAGGGGTTCCAGAAAAGGAAGTGTACCATGTATTCGATTATGCGAAAGATCAGAACCTTATCGACGTTAACTCATTAAATGTCGAACATATTGTTTCTAAGACTTTTAGATTTGCAAGAGAACTAGCAAATCTAAATGATAACTTAGTATCCTTAGGATATTTTTTAAATGTTCCCCTATCTAGTTATGATATTTTTGAATATAACAATGATGAACTTAATGCAGAGGGATTAAGAAATTATCCTGTATTGCAAAAGCTTTCTCATGTAGCCTCATGCGATATGCAAGAGCAAGATTTTTTAGCGAGATGCAAAACTATAAACGAGATTACAAATAAGATTAAAATTGGTTCATTAAAGAAATTAAGTATCGCAATGGGCGTAGCCCCAAAGGATGTTGATAGATTGCAAGCACTGAAATTATTACAAGGAATATTAAACCTTACTGATGCTATTATTGAACAGAATGAGGATAAATCAGCACTTAAACATGCTAATGAACTTGCAACATTTAGTTCGCCTAATCCTAAGTTAGCCTCTCTCTTCATTAATAATGATTTGAGAAATGCTGAAGCACATGAAGCAGTAAATAAATCAATCGTACATTTATCTAATCTTGGCTTTGATAGTGCAACTTTAGCATCCGGTTATAGCCATGCGTTAGATTTTATATTTGATAAAATAATTGAAAGCATTAAAAATTTGAATGCTAATTTAAATAAAATTCTGAATTAGAATTACGAGTAACGGATAAGCTTTAGAAGTACTTCTAAAGCTTTTTTAATTACTCTTTTCCGACACTTTCTACGTTCAATTTAGAAGCACTGTGTTATCTTTTTGCTCATATATTGGTACGTTAGTCACCCATTTATCTGTCAAAATGCTATTATCAATATCCGCTTATAGCTCATATTGGACATTCGTCATCAGTAGGCCAAGCTTGATTGATGACGAATGTCACCACCCCGACAACAGTAACCTCATCCAGAGCCTCACCTTCCAGCGCTTCACCATCCCGAGTGATGAAAGCCTTCCCCATAACTTTCGCAAAATCTGTACCGCCGGAGTACTGGATCAATACCGTGTCCTGCTGCTTTGGTTTAACGGAGAAATCAACTACGGCATATCCGGTTTCTGTTTGTACGATCCGGGAATTAGGGCCGATGCTGCATAGCTTATCGACGGTTAACCGTCCCTCCACATAGTCTGATGCTGGCGACGGAAAACCCACGTTATAGCCCTCCGTTCGGGTTGTATAACTGGAACGTGCGCTCATCGCCTTCCTGCGTTGAGACATCCCGGAATGTCGTCACATAGTGCTCTATCCACTGGTTAGCCTGGCGCGGTGACCATATCCAGTTAACTTTTGCGAGTTCCCGGATAAAACCGGACGTTGTCACGGTGCGACGGCCATTAGGCTCAATGACAATTGCCTGACGCCAGGCTATTTCGATATCTGAGTTTCGCGGCATATTCCCCCCTTAAATACTGTTTTTATATACAGTATATTCATTGAGAGATATGATCAATACAGGTTCCAGCTATCGATCAGGCACACTGACGCGAAAAAATGATTTTTCTGGAGCAGAAAGATACATCTCGCATTGAGTAATAGTTCGGTGACATCATCTGCCAGCCAGATCACAACACCGCAAGCCGGGATACTCCTGGTGGCGTCTGATACAATACTCATCTGGTACAGATGGTTAATACGGCCCTCAAGACTTGTTGAAACATTCATTCACAAGTGCTTTAATTCATGCTAATGTCTAAAACTAGTTAACAAAAGCTTACAATTAACATACCTAAATAGAGAGAGCTGCAATGCCAAACTATTCTGGACTTACTGTCACAGGTTGTGACACTGGTTTCGTTTTGCCATCAGATTCATCGTCAACCTTCCTTAACGCTCGTGTTGAAAAATGCCGCGTCGGATTTCTTGAATACAACTCAAAGGAATTGTACGACACTCTATTAAAAACCCTCTATGAAAATCAAAGTGAGTTTGATTCACTTAAGAAAGAAGTTGAGTCAGCAGATTTAAACCAAAAAGAGAAAGATGAGAAAATAAAATCATCATCTATTTTTTCAAAATTAGCCATTGTGGCTGATGTTGTCACGGTTTACGCTTTCCTGGCCCCGCTACTAACATAAAAAGCCTTCACTAAAAATCAGAAAAAGGACTAAACTTTGCCAATCATTAATTGTAGCTTCTCTGGGTTTGATGTTGGTATTGTTGTTGCGTCGGACTTCAACGATTCAATGGAAAATGTGCATGTAACTGATTGCATTAAGGGCGTTGTTGAACGCCCTGTTTTTCATGGAAACACGGTCAACGACTTGAAATACCGAACAGAATACATTGAACTTGTAAAGTCCATTAAAAACCATCAAACCCTAACAAAACGACAAAAAAAACGATTGATATTAAAATCAAAATACCTCCTTGCCTTATCTAAAGAAATGGATATGGAATCAGCCCTGGCTTATGCACTACGTAAACTCAATGAGAGCTTGTAGCGTTGTATTTTTTAAATTGTTAACCCGACAGCTTTAGCCCAAGCAGTCCACTGAGTGGCAGCTTTTGTAATTTCACCATCTGTCAACGCAACAGTGTGTAAAGCAGAAAATCGGTGAATCCCTGCGTTCGTTAGATCAGCCTGGTAACTACCGCCGATACGCAGTTTTGCCCCCAAATCCGCCGGGTCGCCCATATCTGTTGTTTTCTCTGCTGACAGAGCTTTGTTCAGGATTTGAAAGTCCATTTTTTGTCCCGATTTAAAACGCGCGCACACTAAATAGTTTGTGTTTGCCAGCAACCCACCGAGCGCGACTGTACGCTGCGTCGACGCGCTACTGTTGAGAGTGTTTACCGAAAAGTTCAGGGTCATGCTGGTAGATCCAGGCTGCGTTCTGAGCACTACTCCCTGCGTGGTTCCTGAGCCAGATTGCCGGGGCCCGTTAAAATTGCTGAGCAGCAGAATCTGTGAAAGGGTCGGACAGTTGAAGATTGTGAAAAAAGTAAAGTCCAAAGGCTGAAGAATACCCGTATCAAGCAATGTGCCTGCAGGCGTAAACTGGACGCCATTTTCCTGCACAACAGGCGACCCCAGTACCGTTGCAGCTACCCCATCCGGTGCGAGATTCCGACCAGTTTTATCTGCCTCTCCATAAAAATTCAAATATTTCAGGCCACGGCGAACGAGCGGGTCAAAACCCAGGCCTTTATCACCAAAATAACCAGGAACAATAATACGCGAACCCATAATTTGTTTTCCTTAAATAGCGATTGCCTGGCGACGAAATGCCACACAGGGGTTATTCAGTGGGTATGGACGGTTTACCAGCTCTGGAATATTTGATTCCGGATATTGCCCCGTCCCTTCATGAAATTCGTAATTCGCAACAGCGACCGTTGTGTCGCTGTCAAACAGATTTCCGTTACCGTTACTTCCGGTCTGGCTGGCGTACCATAGATAAACATCGCCGGTCGTTTCACGCCCCAGCGTAATATCGACTACGGTATCGGCTACAATGTCGACCCGCGTCACCGGAACGTCCCCGGCGTCGTCAGTGACTCTGAATCCTTTTGCGGCATACGTCGTCGGAGATGAACCCACGTAGCACGATCGAAACTGAAGCGGCGGGCTCCACACCAGGAAATCCGCACGCAGGAATGTTCCGCTCAGCGTGACTGACAGGGGTTGCAGTGGACGCCAGTTCTGGCGACGATCAATTGCACGATGGAGCACTTTTCCGAACTGCATTCCCAGCCAGCGGTAGCCGTTCGCGTCAAGATGGCCACCCTTGTCGGTGACAGCATACGCCGGTGATGCCATCATTACGTTTGCATCTGCTGCACAGATATCGAGCTGAGCCTCGCCAATGCTCATATTCGTGCTGTCGCGCGTCCAGCTGCCGCTGGTCTGATACAGCACAGTCAGGGGGGGCTCTGTCTGCCCGGTGATAGCGGTAGTATCGGTAATGACATCATCAATGAGCTTTCTCAGGAGTGCTCTGTATTCTGCGCGGTCTGTCGCCCCTCCTTTTGTGCTGTCATAGTTATATTCATTGCCAAGATATAAAAAACCCACCACGCCGCAGGTTTTCCCTTCGGCATCAGCAATGGCTTTAATCTGGGTAACGGCTGAAATGATCCGGTTGTAGAATCCCCAGGAATGGCCTTTAGAGAGGTGTTCAATAATCTGCCCGCCCACACCGCAGTTAACAGCCACAATTTTGCGCTCATCCGTTACCACTCCCCGGAACTGTAACTGCATTTCCCGCCACATCCACATCGCGCCAATATCGACGGTTTCACCGAAATTGTTAGCCCCACGAGGCAGTGCGGCCACAGCCTCATCGGTCATAAGGTTTCCGCCGTCAGGAGGGGCGATTAAATCCTGCACCACCGCACGGGCTGATCTGATTTCAGCTCCGTTTAACGGCGTAAATGTTGAACCGTTCTCATTTTTTGGCCGGACGGAGTCACCGAGCATATTAATGTTCAGAGTAGCGCGAATGTCCTTGCTCAGTGCTGCCCATCCCTCAGTCCCGTTACTCAGCGACTGGCCGTCTGTGATCAGAATATTGTAATCGTAAACCGGGCGAGCAATACGCGTATTAATTTCGTCTCGTGCGGCAGCAGCAGCGGCAAGATTTGCTGCATTTCTGCGTGAAATGTCATCTACCCCATCGTTATTCTGATCGCTTTGCTCACCATTGAGATTCATCAGGACAAATCCCACACTGTCGCGAAATACAAAACCAGAAATATCCGCGTCAGATTCAGCACTGAATGCCTCAGTCACCAATCGCTGCTGCTCAACGACAGGCTGAACACTGTCAACAGAGCTGAGCAGAGGAGTCCCTATTTGCTGAATAACGAATCCGACGCTATCCCGGAACACAAAACCATCAATAAACTCATCATATTCAGCCGTCATCGCATTGCTCTGAATTGCATTCAGGCCGAATGCCGCCAGACGAAACCCCGCCTCATCATTAAGTGTCAGTAAAGGAGAATCAGCATCATCAGTAGCAATGAGAGATGAGATATAGTCAAGAACTGCCTGGATGGCCGCTTGAGAAGGCATTCTACGCCCGGTTGCTGTCAGCGTCCCAGCCACATTCATGTACTCGTCAGCCAGCGCGCTGCTGTCCGGGCTACGCACATAGGTGCTGCTGCCTTCTGGAATATTCGCGATATCCGCCTGTGCAGCCTCGAGCGTTTGATACTGCTTACTGAGCGGGATGATGTTTTGCCGAACTTCGTCATTCTTAGCCATCATCTGGCGCCAGGTATCGAGCGGTTCGCCTGCCCGGTCGTTAACCGTTCCGGCCGGACCGTTAACCAACTCGTCAGCGCGCTTGACGTTATCCAGGAATATTTCAGGCGTCGTCGTTCCCAAAGGCGGGTTAAGTTCGGCCATGTTTTTGCTCCAAAGAAGGCGTTCGCCCAAACGAGGGTTTGAGCGAAAGAAAAGTTGAAAGGGATTTTTTGGTATTAAGCGACGTCGCCGGGGTATGTGGCGTCGTCGTAGGCATAGAACGATTCGAGGTATTCTTTAGCGGTGACCTGGCATGTTCCGTCAGACTGCGGGGCGATCTCCTCTACAATGGCGTCGTAGACGTGGCGCGTTGAGCCGCAGAACACCAGGCGGATCGGCTCGATGGTTGCCGACGACAGGTCAACCCGCATGGGATCATCAAACTCGCTCAGGTGCGGGACTGACAGCTGAAAATCACCCACCCTGCTCGCCACCATCAGCCCGGATGCAGAGCCATCCTGATAACGGATCAGCGCGCGGGGATTTTCGAAAGACCAGTCCAGCGGCTCCGTGACGGTGAACGTTGTCACTCCACCAGCCGTTGTCATCGCCTCCACCAGACAGGAAATCGTGTTGTTGCCCGGAATATCATCCGTGAGCACTATGCGATCGCCCGTGTTGTAGCACAGCGCGTCCAGCTCGGTAGTGGTCTGGAACGTCACCCGCTGCTGCAGGTATTTCATCAGGCGACGCATCCCGATTTGGTAGGCGTGATCCTGATTCAGTACCCCATCGAGTTTGTAATTCTCTATTTTCACCGGCGTAGGATTATCAGGCGTCCGGCATTTAACGGTCTCCTCTGCCCAGGTAGTCCCGTTGATGTACGTCACGTCGACACCATCAAAATCATCATCTGAGGGCACGGTAAATCCGCTCTGCAGCTCCTCCACCATCTCATGCGGAGTGATCACGCCAGTCCATGGCTTAATCCCCTCACGGTTGACCGTCGCCAGGCCATCGCTTAACAGAAAGCGGGACTTCCCGGCATTGGCTATCTTCTGCAGCATTTCCAGCGCTGAGATACTGTCGCCTGTGGCGAAATCGAAATACTCGCCCCGTGGCGTCCAGTACGCGGATTCCAGCGCAGTGATGGTGTCGACGTCCATCTCCAGCCCCAGCGAGTTTCCGACATGCCGCAGAGCACCCGAGATAGTTCTGGCCGTTCCGGTTTCATAGGCGCGGGTGGCCACAACGTTTACGCGGCGGTCCGACTGCGCCGCCAGCTTCCCGCCCGTCTCGACGGTCACCGCCATCAGCGACACGCCGGGATAGGATGAAGGTCGTGTCAGCAGACGCCCGCGCAGTGCCTGCCAGTACATCGAATCCCTGGCGTTGTTTGAGCCCTGCTCATTGCGCCGACGACAGCGAACCTCTACCAGCCCAGGAGAGCTGAGAGTGATCCGCTCAGTGAATCCCAGCCCGTTGACGTTTTTAAGCGCATACTCTCCCTGGTGACTCACCCACCCCGATCCCGAACCGTAGACGCGATACTGAATCTCCCACTCAACATGCCGAAGCCGCTTTTTCCCCTTGCTGTCAAAGCCACAGATGCCGTTCGGGAAGGAGAAATTCACCTCGAACATATCGACGGTCTCATTTTCAGGGCAAACCAGGAACGGCCCCAGCCAGCTCAGCGTGTCGTTAAGACCAGTGGCCTCATAGTCGATCATCGTCCGGGCGGTGAATCCCGGCCATGACTCATCAACGGCACCATTAACCAGGCGCGCCACCGTCGCCGTTGTGCCGTCGGTCGAGACAATGCGGTACTCATTCCCGCGGTGAGCAAGTGAAAGCCGTTGCACCCCCTCCGGCATGCCGGAAAAGGCTGTTCCCGTGGCGCTGTTATAGGCAAGCGTCACATTCGCCGTTACCGCCGGGCTGCCGCCGGTTGATGCCGTGCCGGAGGTGTAAACCGGAGCATCACCGAAAACAGCTGCAGGCAGCGAAGAGGACGTGATCGCCCCACCCGCGAACGGACTGGCCGACTCAGTTATCAGTACGGTGCCGCCATTGTCCTGCGCAATCAGGCCGGAGCCAGTGAGTCCCTCGGTGATTGCCGCCAGCAGTCCCGACATCGAGACGTAGTTAGCCACCAGCGACACCGGGTAGGTAACCCCCTGCCAGGTGATCGTGAACGTGCTGGAGCTGGTCGAAAAATCGTAGGTGGTCGGGGCCGCACTGGCCTGGAGTTTTGCCGCACTCCCCCCGGTGCCGGGCACTGCAGCCTGGCCGGGGGTATATGACGCGATAAACAGATCGTAATCGACAGAGTTAAACCCCAGCGTCACCGGCATTCCAACCACCGGCGCGATCTCCGTCAGCAGCGGGCTGGCGATAACGCTGTATCCGGCCGCCGTGGTGATCTGGTAGTTAGCCGGGGCTTTCAGTTCGACCACGGCGCCAGCGACCCAGCTGGGCGGCAGCGCGTTATCGTTCTCGTCATTATCGTCATCATCATCCGTATCCAGCCCGGTAAACGTCACGCTCGAACCGGATACGGTCATGCTGTCTGCGATAATGTCGTCTGCGTCTGGCGACGTCTGGGCCATATCCAGCCCGGTACCGGATGATGTTCCACCGACCTCCGTACTGTTGACCCAGTTTTCACTGCGCTCATCACCGGAAACGTCCGCGCCTGGCGGGTAATGGGTGCTGCTGAATCCCGGTAGCGTTGAAGCTGGCGTACTGCCAACCCTGATATCGCCATTGGTATAAATCAGATCACCGACACCGAGGCATAAAAGCATCTGGACGCGCATTTTCGTAGGATCGGCGGCATCGAACCGGGTAACGGGCTGCACCACATAATCCGGGTAGATGCGCACCCGGCCAAACACCTCACGAATCGCATCACCCAGTTTCGCGCTGTTTGCTTTAGCGGGGTTCAGATCGAGGCTTCGCCCTGTGGATGAGGTATATCCGCCCGTATCGATGTTGCTCATCATAAACAGCGAATAGGCCGCAGATGCGACGGCGATACCTACTCCTATCCAGGCGATCGTAGCGGCCTCAAGCCCGAAAGGCACCGGATAAAGCCGGACATCACTATCAGGGCGAATCACACACTTAGCCCACTCGCCTGGCGGAATTAACAGCCCCTCAACCTCAACGGTCAGCGGTGGGACATCCCGATCCTCGTAGCCTTCAACATTTGCCACCAGCCAGCTGCGAATACTGATTACACCATGCTCATGCGTTTCGAGTGGTTCACCGGGAAGCCGGGACGGATAAAAACGAATGGTCATTGCCAGAACTCCACTTTGACAAATCGCCGCTTAAACCGCGGCAACGGCAGAAAGGTGACGTTCGTTCCCGGATTGCATTCCGCCACGTGCAGCAAACCCTCGATACTGACTACGATCCCCACATGGGTGACGGTTGATCCGGAATAACAGGCCACCCCGGCCCCTTCGCAGGGTTCGCAGCGCTCAAGGGTAAGCATCATCCTGCGCGCTTCCCGGTCGAGGCCGCCGTCGTCTTTGGTTACCCCGGCAAAATCGGGCCAGACGGGTAAATTCAGATCGCGGCGTATCTCGTTCACAATGCCGAAGCAGTCAAGTAGCGGGTAGGCTCTACCGCCCTTCTGCCATTTAACAGAACGGTATTTATCAGGGTTAAACATTGGGGTTCCTTAGCTGATATAACGCAGTCCGGGGAATACAGGAAGTGTGTAGCGGTAACGCGGCCAGGCGGTATCTAGGATATTCATATAACCCGCGGTAATCTGCACCTCTGTCGCCGTCCAGGAGCCCGACTTGATTTTCAGCGTATACGGCACTTCCGCAGGGGCCGCTAAATCCGTGGAGATATAACACCGGTACGTCAGCGATGCAGGCAATCTGTTAGCCAGGGCATTGCGGATCGCCGTGGACACAACACCATCGATATTGCACAGGGCAAATTTGAGGTCCTGCGTGCCGTCCGCATTGCGCGCCGGCAGAGCAATGTCTATCGCACAGGCGGTAAACGTTACGGTATCGCCGTTCTCCGTCGTTGCCGTAATACCCTCGTAGCCCTGGCACAGATAATGGACGTCAAAACCAATGGTGATCTGCAGCGTCTCAATGATCACCTCCGGCCCGCTGCTGGCGTAGAGGCGTTTAATCTGAGTCATGCTTCGGCCACTCCTTATTCAGCGCAAAATCCAGCAGTGAGCTGCGGACGATCCATTCCGGGTAATGCCCCCATCCAGACGGCGGCAATGGGCGCTCCCAGAGTTCTACTGGCGCGGTATATCTCCAGTAAAGTCCGCCTTCTGGCGTGGGGCCTTTATAAATATCCGTGAAACGACACACGTAATTTTTCAGCCCTACAGGCGTTAATAACGGTATGTTGAACCACGCCGCTCCATCTGATAAATCATCCCGAAACCACGCCTCAAAAGCCTGCGCCTGGGCATCAGAAAAAATCCAGGCCAAATCTGTTTCGGTTGGTGTCGAGGTGTAGGCACGCCGCTGCCGTGCCCGGCCAGTTACCATCTGAGTACGTTTTAGAGGAGATACAGGAGTTAAACCAAAACCCTCTTTAAGCGGTCCAGGCAGGTATGCGGAGGGGTAATAAAGCGTTGTGGTGATAGCCATCAGCTAATTTTCCTCCCCGAGGTAGTTTTCCCCATCAAGGCCTTATGCAAATCACCCTGACCGCTTGCGACTGAATTAACCGCCTTCCGGTATCCCCTTTCTGCCCCCTCATCTGCAGCTTTACGGACCAGCGCCAAAGTTGCATCGGAAGGGTTACCATTGATGGGGATATTGATTGTGGGCGAATAAATCGCGCCGCCGCCTGTTGACTGGTTTGCAACTCGATCCAGAGTGGCATCCAGTTTTGCGCTGGTTTTAGCTGTCGTAACGCGCTCACCTTTCTGCAGGAGCCAAGTTCCTGTTTCGGGCACAGAGTCGATACCGTCGTGAGCCTGGCCCTGAAGGGCTGAACCAACACCTATCGCCAGTACTCCAGCAGCCGCAGTTGCGGCTATTGCTGCAGGTCCTGCTATTTCGGGTCCAACAAACGGCACGCCGATCATTGCTGTAAAGGCCTGCAAACCCGCCATTGCAACTTGGGCAGCAGCGTAAGAAAGAAGTGTGCTACCAACAGATTGCAGAAATGTCGAAGCAAAATCTTTAACATTTAACTTTCCGGTTTCTGCCCAGTCAATAATCATATCCGTTAAGCTGCTAAATGCCTGTGCACCAACCTGCTGCATGTTGGTGTATAAATCCATTGATGCTTCTATTTGCGTTGCTAGCCCTGATATAAAACCAGCAGCACCATCATTTTGTAACTCATCCTGCTTCTTGTAATATTCCTCCTGTATTTTAAGCCTCTCATCAAGAGAATTCTGTAATGCTTCTTTCTTTTTATCGTAAAGACTTTGGTCTATATCTCCAGATTGGAGCTGGTTTAAAAGATCATCCTGTTGATATGCAAAGTCCTGCTGTATATCATTATTATCCTGCATGCGCGATCGCTCACGACCACCAGAATAACGGCCAACAATTTCATTATCAAATCCTTGCTGCACTAACTTATTCTGCCTTTCTAAGCCGGAAACATATTCCGCAACCCGGGCATTTTCCTGATTAAGCCTAAGCTCTTCCTTTTTAGAATCGAGGGCTTTTGCAGCAGTGCGAAGCTGTTCTTTTTGAGCTTCTGACAATTTTTTAAGATTGCCACTGGTAATATCAAAATTTATTTTTTCGAGCTCGGTAACCTCAGCTGTTTTTTTACCAGTAGTTTCAATAAGGGCAGCTTGTTTTTGTAGATCAAGCAATCTACTGTTAAAAGCATTTTCTGTTTTACTTGTTGGTGTTTTAACAGGTTTTCCGTTCGTACCACCAGGAGGTAAAGAAAATGGGTTGTCCGTTCCCACAGTGGCTACCTGAAGGGGTAGCACCGATTTACTAGCTTTAGAAAATTTATCTCTTGTTTCTATAAGAGATAGCAGTTCATCATTTAGTGCTTTCGCGCTGTCATCTACCCCTGTAATCCAACCAAACATAGACTCACTTTGAGAGTAAAAACCTTTTTTTCCTTCAAGGATTTTTTGCAGGTATTCAATACGTTCATTAACTTGGTCTATATTTGTTAGGTCGATCTTGCCACTAAGTGCCGCAAAACGATTTCCTGTGCTGGCTGCTAGTTGGCCCGCACCTGCAGCTGCTTTTACAAGCCATCCAGCAAGTTGAGCGACTTCCGATACAAGATCAGAAATACCTTGAAGAACCAAGGGGTCAGTCAGTACGTCATGAAGCTTATCAAGTGAGCCCTGCAAAGGAGTTAGATCAACTTTTGCCAATCCGGCTGCAATCTCAATTTTGAGCCCTGCAACCTGAGCCTCCATATCTTCAAAAAGTTGATTAACCTTTACTAAATCATCAATAGAGGATGGATCAGGAGCAACACCATAATCTTTAGCAAGGTCAATAAACTGTTTGAGTTTTTGGTTGTTGTTATCAAACAAAGGAAGTAATTTTGAAAGGTCGTTACCCAAACTTTCAAGAATGGTGGTCTTCTCGGCATTAGTACTAATTTTCTCCAAAGATTCACCGATAGCGAGCAATTGTTTATCTGGACTGACTTTTGATATTTTTTCCGCAGATAATCCAAGAGCGTTGAGCGCATCAACAGCTTCACCTGATTTATTTAATACCGCGTCACCAATCTTATCACCAATATCCTTGAAGATATCAGCCATTTGGTCACCGGAGACACCAGCCTTTTCAGCTGCAAACTGCCAAGCAAGAAGTTCCTGGGTAGATAATTGTAATGATTTAGCCCAGCGGTCAGTTTCTGCTATTTGCCTGGATGTGGATTTCAGTAATTGAAATCCGGATGCGCCAACAGCCAGCCCAGCTGCAATAGCTGCTGCCCCTATACCTGCTAGTGCAGCACTGGATTTTGCCACATCATCTTGTACCTGCTTGCTCCACTTGGCTGATGCACGCTCAGCTTTATCCATCCCTGAAACAAATCCACCAACTTTTGCAACCAAGTCGATAGTCAGAGTTCCCAGTGACTTGCCAGCCATAAATTCTCCAAGTGAAAAAAAGCCCGCTTTTAGCGGGCGTTATTTTAACAATTGTCCTTTAACCTCCTTTTAAGGGTAGATTTAAAATCTTTCCTTAGTGGTTCAGGGAGACCTTGTTCTAACCTATCGATTAAAGGCATATTCATAAAAAGGATATCATTAACACTACTTGAACCATGTTTTTTTAAAAACATCATTGCAAGATTGTCTATAGCCAATATATTAAGACATGGTTCACCATCTTTCAAAGAAACAAAGTCATCTGATGAGAAAGATTCTATTTTAGTGAAATCTACCTCTTGTAATGACTTCTTTCTCCCTGAGAATGAAATAAAGATACCAGCAAGAAAAAGTACAACCGCAACTAATAAATAGTTTTGCTGTTGAGCCATTAGCCCAATATTATTAACTCTTGTACCATCGCCAACCTCAACACTCACATCCATAAAGAACAATGAGTACACCGCGAGAATTATACCTGCCAGCGATAACAACTGCCCTGAACTCTTCATATCATTCCCTCGTGATAATAGTTACCAAAAGGGTAGCAGGATTTTTTTAAAGGCAAAAACAATAATTAGTCCCAGGATTTCATGGCCTCTTCCAGAGATAATGGCGCTTCGTTGATGTGCGGTGCAAAGTCACTTACCTTGAACGGCGGCGTGTTCTTTGCCTGATTGATGTTAGCCAGGACAGACGCCACCAGCGAAGCCCCCCACTCGGTACGCATCATGATATTGAGCGGTCCGTACTTCTCACGGTACTTGAGCCAAACCAGAAATTCCCTGCGACTCATCCGCTCCTGAGCCTCTGCGATGGTGCGGCCGCCGATGCCGTTCATCACCAGTTCGCACCAGAATTCATCCTCGCCGGTTAGCTCGTAGTCTTTCCCAGTTCGTTTACATCATGAATTGCAGCCAGGAGGGCCATAACGATCGGACCGTCCAGCGCCCCACGATCTGAGGTAGCAGTTCCAAGAATGTCAGCCGCGGTAAACACTGGGGCGCCGTCCTGATCGCAAATATGCGCCGCAATGCGCTCAGCAATCGGGTCCGATTTCCCGTTGTACGCCAGCAGTTCAGCTTTAGTGGTGTGGTAGCCCATCGGGCGCACATAGACGGTTGCGATATGCTCTTTCCCGTCACGGCCTTTCCACTTAATTTCTTTTTCCACGGGACGGCCGGTAAAAGCCCCGGTTTCTTTTAACGTATCGAGAGTAAGTTGCATTTCAGCTCCTGAATTGAAAAGCCCGGATAACCGGGCATATTAATTACGCTGCGGCCTTCGGCACCCATACGGAAGAGCCAGACCGCTGGATCGTGGCGGAGGTCGTCACAACAGCGTTACCCTGGAAATCAAACGGGAAATCGGAAACGTAACCCTGGAAAATGAACCAGGTGCGATCCGATGGCAGTACCAGGCCATCAACAGCATCCTCAGCGCCAGAAGCGGCGGCTGTCGGGACACTGGTTCCATCTGACCAGCCAACCGCAAAAGTTAACGGCGTCTGGTCATTCGCTTCAGCGAGGCCATGCAACATAATGTGGCTGGCGTTCGTCGGATCAGCGTTAAGCCCGACGGTTGCGGCCGCAGGCGTTTTAAGCCCCTTTTTGTAGGTTCTGGAATCCCGCTCACTCAGACAGGTATCTTCAATCTGATCGGCAGGGTTCCCGCCGGGGTTGAAACTGGTGATGCATTCAACCTCGCTGACCACGCCAGACTTGAGCACAAAAAACTGCGTGCCTTGCGTTAATACAGACATGTTTTGTCTCCATAAAAGAAAAACCCGCACAAGGCGGGTCAGTTTGGGGTTGTTGGTTATCTGGTCGTTATCCAGTCAACATCGAAGGAATAGCGGTATCGCATTGTTTCAGGATCGCGGCTTTGTTCACCCCATCGGGTGATATAGGCCTTGCCCTCAATTGCGTCACGCAAAGCGCGGGCAACGGCGATCACATCGGTGTCAGTATCACCATAGACATCAACCTGCAGAGAATAGTGATCTGCATCTGGCCGCTGGTTTAGATAATTTTCAGGGAAGCCAGCTACGTTTTGCCAGACTGCGTAGGGATAAACGATATTGTCGTCCTGCATACCGAACGGATAAAGCCGCACGGGAGTAGAACCTAACAAATCCCTGACTGCCTGGCTGGCTGCGCAAACTGCAAATATTGGAGCAATCATACCGGAGTTCCTTTTTTAGCCGCCCGTCGTACAGCGCGATCGATGGACTTTTCCAGCTCCAAAGCAAAAACGTTAATCACATCGGCATCGACCCCATTCAGTGCAGGCCTAATTATTGGCCTCGCTGCAGCATGTTCTGTGCCGAACTCCAGGAATCGCCAGTACCAGGTATCCCCGCCGGGATTACCTTTATCTCCGGCAGTGTTAAAACTTTTACCCGCCCTGCCTTTTCGGACGTTGGCCTTTGTATTGGCGTATTGCCTGGCGCCGCCCATCACCCCGACACGAAACGTTGGATCGCCGGTTCTGCGAAATGCCTTGCTGCTGAAACTGACCACAATGTTTTTGTAGATAGCCTCTTTGGTGAGAGGATCATCAACCCGCGCGGCATTATTGCGCGCTCTGTCCCTGATGACGTTTGCCGCTTTACGCAGCGCTGCACGACCGGATTTATCGCGAGTGACCTGTGAGACGGCATCCAGTTTCCCCAGGACGGAATCGAGGCCGGTCAGGTTTACTTCCACGCCATCAGCCATCGTTAGCCCCCTCTGAACAAGGCAGTGTCAGGTATTCCCTGCCGCTCCGTGGATCAGGTAAAACGCCCTCAATGTTGTAGATGCGGCCACGAAACAGGATCCGATGTTTGCGGGTAACACCCTCACGGTAACGAATCGTTATCCGGGTGGTAACTTCGCCCTGAGAGGCCTGGGCGGCGATAAACTCACGTGCGGATAAAGGAGCGACTTCGGCCCAAAGGGTTGCGACATCGCACCAGGTATTAATTACGGCTCCCGTTGTCGGGTTCTGTTCTTTGACCGGTTCCTGCAGGGTGATCCTGTGACGCAATTTTCCGGCCTGCATATCACCCCCTGGGTTTCCCGCTCAGATAAGTTTGCTGCTCTGGCGCCTCATCGAGATCGCCGGCAAGCGACTGGATAATTACATCGGACAGGGCGACGTTAGACTCAGCCAGGCGGTTTATCGCTTCCGTCTGCTCTCGCTGTGCTGTTGTTTGTTCTCTCAGCGCTGCTATCAGCGCGTTTACCAGTTGCTCGTTCATAGGCTATTTTCGTCCACTTTTTTAACCACTCACGCCGTTTAGCACATCCTGAGCAGCCCATTAGTTCCACCTCCGGTGCCTAATCAGCAGCGCCTCAACGCCCAGCGGAACTTCCGATAGGTTCTGCGCTGCCGCTTCGCGGTTCGCATACCAGTGTCCAATCAGCAAAAGCATTGCCGCCCAGATGCCGGAAGTAAAAATAACCTCACGGGGCTGAGTTTCCCCTTCCACTGGCGGCGTTAATGTTTCGACCAGCGCACCGTCGCAAAACCGCTCAACATAATCGACGGAGGCCGAAGCATAGGCAGCAATAAGCGTATCTTCGTCGTCACCATCAACCTTCAGATGCGCCTTTATCTGCGCCAGCTGTTCCTCGCTTATTTCCACCTTTACCCCCTGGTTTGGCTTTAGCAGGCTCCGCAGAACCAGAGTCTGTTGCCTTTTCCGGCTCAACCGCCTCGGCCAGATGCAGTTTCACCAGTACTTCGCCGATTTCTTTATGCACCTCGCGGATTTCCCCCTGAGATACCGTACCCAGGTGATAATGCGAGAACATACGGAGAGCTTTAATTTTCATCTCATTTACGCGGCCATTGCTGGCCGCGCCCTTTTGTTATGCACCAGTGCTGACAGCAATATCACCCGTCACAATCGCTGCCGGGCGATAGTGGGCCAGCGCCAGGCGCTCTTCGCAAAGGATGGTCAGCATGTTTTTAACGAAGTTATCGCGGTCCTGGTTGCTGATCTCGATGGTGGCATCCATGCGATCCCAAACCTGCGACGCCAGGCCAAACGCGCCAACGGTGAATTTGCCTGCCGTCTGCGCTGTGGTCGACACCACCGGAAGCCCCCAAAGCACTTTCGAGGCAAACGCCTGCGGGCCACCGAGAATGTAATTGCCGTTAGCGTCCTTCAGCAGGGCAATACGGTGCCAGTCCGCCGGGTTCAGAATGATGCCGTCTGCTTCGAACTCACTCAGCGATACCTGATAGATGGCGTGTGCCAGAACATCAGCGCCAGTATCTCCGGCTGCGTTGAGTGTGGTTTCGTAGTCATTCGCTACTACGTTGAGCCCCTGCAGGTTATCGCCGGTACCGTCCCCGTTCAGCATCTGGTTCTCTTCCACCAGTGCCAGTCCGTACATCATGCGGGAATTGAGGTAAGACTCGAGCGCCGGGGCATCATCCATGATCTGGCGCGATGCCTGGATCCAGTGGGCGATAGTTTTCACGTTCGCCGTTTCTTTGGTGAAGGTAATATTACTTTCCGGCTTGAGGGTACCTTCTGCCACTGGTGCTGCAGCGTTGGTAAACACGTTTTCGCGCACGTATTCCAGCGCGTTACTGGTGATACGCCCCTGTGCCAGCAAGTCACGCACGGTCAGACGGCGAAGACCCGGCATAAGAATACCCGGCAGCTGCTGCGGCTGGACCAGGGCGCCTGCCGACGCTGCGCCGGAACCAATCGCTTTATCAAAACTGGTGACTTTCGCTTTGGTACGCGAGCCGTCCCAGCCCTTCATCAGGTCTTCAGATACGCGCTGAGCAAATGACTTCTGCGCAGTCTGGTCAGGAGAGTTTCCGGCCAGTTTCTGCTCAAGATCGAACAGGCGGGTGCCGGTGGCTTTCAGTTCTTCCTGTGCTTTCGTCAGATCGATCTGCAGTTGCTTGTTGATTTCACCGGTCTGGTTGATGGATTTACGCTGTTCTTCGATAAGCTCCTTTACTTCTTTTTGGGAGTTTTCGATAGCTTTTTCCAGTACAGATAATTCAGACATGTGTTACTCCGTTAAGGTGTCCGCAGGTTAGCGGCAAATGAGTTAATGCGCTGTGCCAGCGCGTCAATGTCGTCGCTACCGAACTCGCTTCGGCCTGCAGACTTAACACGGGCGATAAATGCCTGTGCTTCAGAACGCGAAAGCCCGACTGAATCCCTCAGCCAGGCCTCCGCATCGCGAATAGATTTGATGCTGTCGATGCTCTTCATGGCCGTTACGCCAGCGAGCTCGTTAGCCGGGAAAGTACAGACGCTAATTTCCCGCAGGTAAGAGATGTTTTTGAAGATGAGCCCTGACGTGCCAACGGTGTAATCATCAGGCCCAACGGAAAACCCCACAGACATCCCTTCAACCGTGCCATGCTGCATGGCAGCTTTCAGGTCTTCGGCCAGGCTAAGCCCTGGAGTAAGTTGACCACGGACAAATAGCCCCTTGTCATCTTCATGCATGGCATCCCATTTACCGACCGGGATAGCACGTGTCTGGTGGTTAAAGAACATGGCCACCTTGCGACTCTGGTTAGCAATCACACCAGCGAAAGCACCTGGCAAAATAATGTCGCCATCGGCGTCGGTGTTATTAAAAACCGAGGCATACCCTTCAAATGTTCCCTTACTGCCGTCGCCGATGAACTTGATTTCTGTCTGGTCGAAAGCCAGCGTCTTCTGAATGTCAGGCATCATAGCCCCCATAAAAATTAAGCCCCGGCATTGCGGGGCTCTTTGTTTGTTCCGAGATCGGTAATGGGCACGTTCTGCGACTGCCGTGTCGCCACATCACCTCCGGGCAGCGGCGGCAGGTTATCGAGCCTTCGAACCTCGTTAACGGTCCGAATCCCGGTATTGACCATGATTTGCATAAATGATGCCCGGCTTGTTGAATCACCGCGCAACAGCCCGTCGAGGTTATGCTCGGCGTGAATGATGCCCTGTTCTGACTCTTTGACCAGCCAGCGCTCAATGCTGTACTCCCACCGATCAAGGTAGGGTTTGAGGGTATACTGGAGAAAGCCCAGGTTTTGCTGTTCAATCCCCGATCCCCAGGAGGTGGTTTTGTCCACGTCGCCGACCAGATGTGGAGGCACGCCGTAAAATCGCGCCAGTTCGGCGACCTGAAATTTACGCGCAGCCAGAATTTCTGAATCCTGAGGCGAAACGCCGATAGGTTGCGTGGTGAAGCCGCTCTCAAGGATCCAAAGCCGCTTTTTGACCGGACCACCAGCAATCTCCTTAAAGTTTTCCTCCAGCTGCCCACGCTGCTCTTTCGTCAGCACCTTGCCGTCAGTCATCAGGATCTGCGGAGACTTCGCACCGTTGGCGAAAAATTCACGCTGGTTATCTTCCATCGCTATGGCCACACCAGCAGACTTCGCACTGAACGCCAGCGGCGAAAGACCAGTCAGACCATTGAAGCCAAATCCTTTGAGATGAAAAATTTCTTTCTGTGAAAAGTCAGCGTATTCAGTGTCCCGTCGGTAGCGGTAGATAATATTTTTACCGTTATCGCTGAGCCGAACTTCCATATTGGCGCTCATCAGTGGAACCATGCTAATCACGTCACCAACACCGTTTCGCTCAACATGTGCATAGGCGTTGCCGTAGGCACATAGCTGCATAGTCATTGCTTCGCGAAACTCAAGAGCGGTCATGAAGTTGTTGGGACGGAATCTCAGCAGTTTCGCAAGGGGGTGACTGTTGTCCACTTTCGTGCGCTGATCATTTTTGGTCTGATAAACATCGAGTGGTAAAGATGCTGTTACGGTGGAGATTAACCTGATGCAGGCCCATACCGTACTGATTTGCATATTACGCTCATCAGTCACAACAGAATCACCAACCACACCGTGCGCTGACGTACCCGCCATTTGCGAGCCCTTATCGGGTGTCACCAGGCGGCCGCCGGTCAGGATAGAGGCCATGCGCGCCCAGAATGGCGATCGCGTCCGCAGGTCAATGCTGTAATCGGTATCTGCCATTTTTACACGCTCAAAAAGTTGTAAATGAAATCATTAACGTCACCCTGCTCCTCTACCTCGTCACTGGTCTGCGCGCCAATAGACATCGCCAGCGCTACCATGCCGTCGATACGTCCGCTCGACTTACCTTTCACAAACTTGCGGTTACCGGCAGGGTCAGTGATTACCGTGGCGTTTTTGGCGCACATTTCGAGGATCGGATGATTGCCGTGCTTCAGCTGCGCACCGAGCAGTTTGGCTTCCAGCTCCCTGAGAGCAGGCGACATGGAAACAAACCCCTGACCGAACTCTACGAATCGTTCGAGCTCCATATCGGTGAAACCAGCATCGATGAGATGCGGGCGAAGGAAGCGCATGTTATAGCGGTCAAACGCCAGCGCCCTGACGTTACAGAGATCAAAAACGCGCCGCAGCTCCCTCGCGATAAATCCATACTCGATAGCCTTACCAGGTGTCGTGTTTAGCCAGCCCTGCTTCGCCCATATGTCATAAGGCACACGATCGTTACGCGCCTTATCTGCCAGCCCTTCCTCCGGTAGCCAGAATTTACAGTGCACATCGCCCTGCGTGGTGTTCAGCACCAGTGCGGTCAGGTCTGACACGCTGGAAAGATCGAGCCCGCCCCATACGGTAGCCCCCGCAAGTTCGCCGGGTTCCTCCTTGTTCATATGCCATACACTCTGGCTAACGAACGGGCTTTTCGCTTCAACCCTGCGGTTTAACACAAGGTTCTCAAACTCTGCCTGGCGAGACGGCAGGCGTTTCGCACTGGCGGCCATATCCAGCACTTCTTTCTGGTTCATGAACACATCGAAGGCCGGGTTTGCCAGCCTGATGGCCTCGACAGAGAAAGGATCGATATCTTCCGGCGCGGTCTGAAGCCGGACCACCGTCCGGGGATCGGCTCCGGTCAGGCCATCATCAATCAGCAGACTAAGCAGGTCGCTCGCATCGGGCGCCTGGGTGCTGATGATTATCGAAATAGGGTTATCCTGTGCAGCGGTGGCGGTTTCCAGCGCTTCATAAAGCGGGTCTCGCGGCCCACGAACCTGGCCCAGTTCGTCGTGTGCAACAAATCGCGGCGAGAAACCATAGGCCGTGGTAGCTTCGGCACTCAGTGCGCGGTAATAAGAACCCAGCTCAGGGCAGTGGATTTCTTTAGCTGAATCCTTGATCGCAACGTACTGCATTAGTACCGGGTTCATCCGGCACATCTTCGAGGCCAGGTTAAACAGAATAGCCGCCTGGTCGCGTGAGCGTGCCGCAGAATACAGCTGCGAGTTCGGTGCAGCCTCGGGCCCTACCAGGTAGAGCAACATCAGCATGGCGGTTTCCACCGTTTTGGCGTTTTTTCGCCCGCGACTGATGATTGCGCGACGTGTACCATGCTTGTTGTCGAAAATGGCTCTGAAGTCATCCTTCATGAACTCAGCCATTTTCAGCGGCTGGCCGACAAACTTACCTTCGGGAATATAAATATTTCTTTCGCACCAGAGGATATTCCTCTCGGCTCTTGTCAGAGTTTTTTTAGCCATCGAAGAGCCTTATTCAATTTCCCAGGGTTTTTTCTCCCGCGGCAGATTTTTGTTGGCGCGTCCTACTGTTTTAGGATCAGCAGTCGCCTGCCGGGTGATACGCAGTCGCGTTGCCAGTGAAGACGCAGACCGTACTTCACGTTCGCGCATCGTGAGCAATTTATCGTAGCGCTTCAGCCCGTCATCCCGTGCCAGCCACTCCAGCTCAAACTCCTCGATCTGAGTGGTTAACAGTCTCGCCTGCACCACATGCCGACAGTACATTTCCATCATGTCGCGATGTGTTTCAGTAAATGAGCTGGCCGGGTTATCGTTAACCAGTCTGATCCAAACGTTTATCTCTGGATCGCTAAGGTGTAACGAGGGCTGCAGCCTGCTTTCAGCCAGAGCCGGAAGCGACACAGCCGTCGTCGCGGCGAGAGATTTTCTGCCTCGCTGTGCCATCGCTTTTTTCCTTTTTTTCTGGACGTTTTTGAAAAGAAAACTGGGGGCGCGGTCTTTTTACGATTGCCGCCAGAGTTTTACCCCTCCCCCCACCCTGTCGGGCTGATAATGAGAAAAGCTATCATTTCTCGATGATCCGCAGGTTTTCACGGGGAGGGCTGGGGGGCTCCAGTCGCTCACCGACACCGACAGACATTGTCAGGATGATCGTTGGTAGCGTCTCGTTTGCTGTATGACTGAAGGAGATGGCGGATGCAGAAAGAAAGCTCACACCATCAATGCTCAGTTCCACCAGCTTGCCATCCCGGTATTCAATCTTCAGGTCTTGCATTGCGCGCTCCTGTTACCAGATTACCCTGCCTTCATTGTCGAACTCGGTAACCGTTCCGCCCTTCTCCATGCGTTGCTTAACCGAGTCGTGGCAGCGCTTGCATAGCGACTGAAGATTGTCCGGGTCGTGGAAGAGGGTTTCATCGCCCTTGTGAGGTTTGATGTGATCAACAACGGTGGCAGATATCACCTGATTTCGCCTGAGGTGAAACTCGCAGAGTGGCTGTTTCTGAAGCTGGTGATAACGCAGTCGATACCACCTTTTAGTGTTATAGAGATGATGCCAGGGTGAATTAGTTGCCATATTCACTCCAATAAAAAAGCCACCAGCGAAAGCTAGTGGCTCAGTAATGACTCGGTAGAAAGCAAGGTATTTTAATTGCTTGACGGTGGCGGAGGTAAAGGCATCCAGTGAGTTATTTCAAGATTAAAATACTGGCTGTTATCAATAATCACGATATTGCCAAATCCGGTAAGGGGATTGAATTCCGCAAAGCCAACACCTTTATCCGTATTTACGATATACCAAGAAACCTGTTTGGTTGGCTGTGGTAATTTAAATTTTACTGATGTCCATTGCATTTACTTGCCCTCTCGATTAAGTAACGCATCGACATTATCACAGGCACTCAGTGAATGCCTGCTGTAATGCCTTAGCTCGCCTGTTCTACGATGGTATCAAACAGCGCCAGCGCCTCAGTCGCTTCCTGGATGGCCTTGCGGGTCTTCGAGACAATCTCACTTTCAGTGAAGACGCGATCGAAAGAGTCAGCGAATAGCTCAGCTTTCAGATTGCTATCACCAACCCAGTCAATGGCCAGCTTGGCCGCTGCAGTGTCGTAGTTAACTTTCTTGATGATAGTCAGTCGGATTTGTTCTGCAGGTGTGATTTCTGTCATGTGTTACCTCTGTGCGATGTGGGGAGCATTATCGAAGCCACTCGGCAGAATGACTCCTGTAATGCTTTGCCACTTCCCGGAGTGGCCACGCTCATGCCCTTGAGTTGCTGTCGCATCATCGCCGCTTATAACCGGTGCACGTTTGGCATTCGCGCTGCTTTACCGGAGCTTATTGTTATCTATGAACCCTTACCCATCACTACACAGGCTCGCCATTACGCGACTCGGGGCAGCATCACTACTGCTACATTGCCTTTCGGCTGCGTCCTATCCGCTTATTGCTTCATTGCTTTATCCTCGGGTGGGGATAGTTGGTGATTTATCCCTTAGTGGGGTTAAGGTTCGGGCAGTTAGCCTGCACCGCTTTGTTGTGCGCCAGAATGTCGCGCTTGGTCTGCTTATCCAGCACATCGATATCGTGGTCAGTCAGGTAGATGATCCGCACCCAACTGCAGGCCGTATCAACGACTACCGGGGCGGGTAAACTTTTCGCGCAGCTCCCGATCAACATAGTCATCAGGCATATGGCTAACAGTCTGCTGTACATCACTGGCCCCTTTCATGACTTCCACCTTACGTTCTGCCGCGGCGACGGTGGCGGCGGCGTTCTCTTCGCTGCGCTGCTGCTCGGCCTTTGATTCAGCCTTACTGGTCCCGCGAGCATGACCAATGCCGAACGCACCAGCAATAGCAGCCAGGATGACAACCACCAGCCCCGCGATAATTTCGAAGCTCATTGCTGCGGCTCCTTCAGTTTGTCGGCCTTATCTTTCAATGCTGGCTGGCGCACGTATTGCGATAACACGGCCAGCACCACCAGCGCAGGGCTAATCAACGCAACGATGTTTGGCGGCAGGATGTTTTTGATATCCGGCGGCAGCACCGCCCAGGCGTGCAGCGCAGCATCCGGGAACGACTGCGCCCATACACCAACCAGCGCACCGAAAACTCCCAGCTTTACAGACCACGTTTTCAGCAGCAGGCTGGCATGCCCTACGAACTCCAGCCGGGTATATTTGCGCAGAAGTAACAGAACGAGCACAGCCACCAGCACGAGCAAAGCGAAAATGATCATCTTCATAGGACACGCTCCTTAACCCAGCCGTAGAGAAAATCCTCGTTGGCTTCGCGTCCCTCCGCCAGTTCGAGATATCTGGCCCCCTGGCTGCAGTTCAGCGCGCGCAAAAGAACCTGTTCACCCTCTTTCCCGCGGGCTGAAAGATATCCCTTAAGCGCGGTGATGGTTCGGGGGCCAATGGCACCATCCGGGATCAGATCGGGATACAGCTTTCCACGCATATTCATTGCGGTCAGCCAGCGCTGAAAGAACTTACTGGCGACGCTGGGCCCCATGTTCACGCCGGTGTCGCAAAGTTCCTCTGCCAGTAACGTAGACAAACTCGCTACCTGGTCGAACCGGGGGCCGGTCCAGTAATCGCTCAGCAGGATTTGCTTTGCTGTTTCCCTGGGCAGGTCTCGCATATCACCGGTGTAGCCATGTGCGCGTGCTGTGGTTTGCGTGATGCCCCAGCGGGTTGGCCCGCCTTTATCAGAGGGGTGATCGACATAACCACCCTCTTTTCCGAGGATCCCCTCGATTATCTTTTCTGCTGTCATTGTGCTTTCACTCCGGTAATTCGTTCCCAGAAATACGTGAGCGCTACGGAACCCATAGCGCCACTGATACCGGCAGTGGCCAGTATCATGTAAATACTCAGGCCACCTTCAATGCTGATGAGCCCACCAATGACCCCGGTAAACGCCGAAACCACAATCTGCGCAAAAGCATTTATCCAACTCCATTTCGCTTTTCCCTGCTTCACATCCATCAGGAATCGGACAAGGCCGCCCCAGCCAGCAATGATCAGCAGAGCCAGCCATGTGATTCCGGCCATGCTTTCTTTGTCTTGCATATGCTTTGCCATAGGTTCACCTCCGGGTTAACGGGGTGCTGTGTGTTTGAAAGGGTCAGGCCCATCGGGCTGATTTAACAACGAGCTTTATCGATGATGATTCCCGTGAGCCTGAAATGAAAAAGGCCGCGCATAAGCGCAGCCTCAAATGATTTGTTCCTCAGCTTGCCGGGGAGACTTATTCATGGCGAAAAAAAGCCCGCTCAGAGGGGCGGGCAGAAGGTAGGAAATACTGATTCTTCAACGGAACGAGGCGCACCTAATAGTCCGAGCTACCGATTTACCAGGAGATCGCTCGTTTTCCGTTACTACCTTTTAAACATAGCTGGAGAAGCCGAAACGGCAACCCCACTACCAAATAGCATAGTAGCATTGCATTATGGTGCCGGGTGCCTCCCGGTGAGCATGTCCCAGTCGACATGGCCCGCGCTGCATTTACAGATCACTGTAAGTGACTGGTCGCCCCTCCGCATAGGGGGATTCACCACACGAACAGATTAACAAGATGTTAATTTTCTGGTCAATAAGATGTAAGCAAATGATGACATGCAGTTTTCTTATTGCTGAGTAACTTCAATCTGGTTCAGGGCTCTGCGCGGAGGGCTTTAACGTGTCGTGCAGCACGTCTCTACCCAAGAGCCCTGACCGGATTGCAGATACAAAAAAGCCCCGGCGAGTACCGAGGCTTAGGAGTTGTGAGTATTGCTCTACGACAATGTGACAGGGGTACTGATGCAATGCATCTCGCGAATACCCCTGTCGTATCGCCGGAAAGCAAAAACCCCGCCGAGGCGAGGTTATAATAAGAAATCGAGTTATAATTCCAAAAAACAGTAAGGTGGTATGGCAAGGCCAACAGGTGAAGCATCTCCCACCCATTCAAGATCTGCTAATTCGGTTTCAGTCGGCAGAGAATGAAGCGCAGTAAAGTCAGTTATCAGCGCGAAACTGCTCTCATTACCTGCGCCGTTTACAGTTACAGTGTAATACTCCTTGGAGCCCCGCGACTTATCAGAACAATCACCGTTCAATTTTTCAGCAATAACGGTGAGGGCGCTCCCATTAGGGTACAATCGAGGGAATGTTGAAATTTTCTCCATCTTCGCTTTGGTAGCATAAAATCGATATAAACACTCTTGCATCTCACTAACTCCGAAGCAATCGATTGAACTAGATCATGTCTAGTTGGCTGTGTTCATTATCAGCCCCATAGTTTGGTAACGCCAAGCTTTTTTTGTCCGACATGCCAGTCAGTTGTTTAGTGTCACATAAAACCCCGCCGTAAGGCGAGGTTTCGATGATTAGGCTGTGTGTCGAAGTGACCACTCCTAACAGATTACGATAGTTTTTGCGTACGCGTTAGCATTTTATTACAATTCTATCGTCCTGAACCTAACCTAAGGCCGTTTATGAATTTCTCTTATACTAAACAAGATGGACTGACAAAGAAGTGTCTTGTCAGAGGCTTTAAAGTTAACACAGCATCTACTGATATTCTTTTTGATCAAATAGCAAAGTCTACAACCTTTCAGATAGGCTCTGTCATCAAAATCAGTGCAGATAAACACCTTATGCTGAAGGCATTTGAAACAAACGCCAATTGCCACTATCTTCATGTAGCCCTTTACAACCCTAAAGCACAAGTTTCTATAACTCCTTTAAAAAAAGCTGCAAGCGATTTACTGGATGTAGAGAACCTTGATGATCTTCATGCGTTCTTAATGATAAAAGGCAACCAGATAGCATCACTTATGCAGATCTCAACTAATTGGTGCGAAGTTAAGATTGCTAAAATTTTTAATCAATTTGGTATATCGATAACGCCAACAGCCATTCTAAAAAACAATGTTATTCAGAAAATTAAAGAGGACAAATTAAAAGCTCTGCATCTCAACATTGACGTTGATGAATCTGATTTCGTTCAAGCACCAAGTGTGTTAGAGTCAATATTCAAAAAAGAACCAACAATTAGAGCCAAGGGTATCTCTGGTCACTTAACAATAGATGCTAAAGGTAATGCAGAATTAGCTCAGTCTATTGAGAATAATCCTGCTACATGGGTTAATGATTTGGACAGAGATTTTTATATTGAAACAAAAAAAGGCGACAAGTTTTATAGTGACGATTTGAAAGTAACTAAGGTTTACTTTACAGTACCATATGGTTCTAAGTCTATAAATGCGAAATATGCTAAAGAAATCCTAGAGGATTTTGTAGCAAAAGAGCTATAATGATAGAAAACAAAGGAGGCTAAGATGCTAAAAAATATTAACACAACAGGGCTGATCGTATCAGCGCTAAACATCATAGCCTCGTTAAGTTTCTCGATTTTTTTAACTGGAAGCCTAACTAATAACACTGATGCATTAAATCTTGTAGCCAATGTATTCTCAATACTATCTGGTTTTTTGCTTTTAGTAATAACTATGTCAGGTGAGAACTCAACGTTGCTTAGTAACATGAGCGCACTGGACGCGGCAAATCAAGAAAGAAGATTCTTGATGCGCTTTAACAAATACTACGCTCTTTTTTTACTTTACATACTCACATTGGCTTTGATTTTTATATTCTATTTGATAACAAAAGATAAAACCAATAACTCAGCAATATTAACGAGCTTAAAATCTATAATTGGCCATTCAATTGCATTTCTAACATGCTTCTCATTTATCCAGTCAACATTCATCCCACTTAAAATAAAAGAGCTATTTAAGGAAAAAAGAGAACTTAATAAGAAGTAAACTAAACCATTAGTTTACTTCTTTCCGAACAGATTTTAGTTTTATATGTCACAGCATATGTAGTACGCCGTCGATAAACCCCATTGCTGTCTGTAATTCTTTTCTGATGGTCCCATCAGAGCATTTTCGTTTCTTAGCTATACTACGTAATGATATACCGATAACAAAATGAGCAATTATCAACTCATACTCTTCTGGCTTATATTTCCGCAATCGCGCTACACAGCCGTCAATCATGATTCCTTCATCATCAGCGCATCGCTGGCGTGTTTTCTTTCCATGAGGTAGCAAACCTTTAAACCCTGCGGCAATGGGTTGCCAATCAACACCACTACTATCAGCTGAAGCCCATGCACCCCAGCGGTCTAAAATCTCATATATATCACGCATTAACTCATCTCCACTGAATTAAGCCAGAACGCCAATTGCCAGCGAACGATCCAGAAATCGAAACAGCAGCTCCAGCTGTGAGCCGTGCTTCTCCTCAAATGCCACGGTGTCAGCGTGCAACTCGTCGTGATGCGCTCTGCAAAGCGGCAACACAAACAGGTCATGCGCTTTTGTTCCCATTCCACCTTGTCCGTGGCCTATCAGGTGATGGGGATCATCTGCTTGTTTGTTACAGCAGACACACTGCTGAGACTTAACCCAGCGCGTCCAGCTCTCGTTTACCCAGCGGCGGCGCTTTGGTCGCAGCATGAATGATTCCGGCGTTTCAGGATCTACGCGAAGACCGAGAATCTTTTTCTGCACCACTTCGCTCGCCGCTGGCTCCGGCACAATATCGCTCTCCTTCATCACTGGTTGATGCTTTATTTCCGGCAATCGCAGGGCTTTCCGGGCCAGCGATTCAGGGATTACGTGCGCCAGATTGTTTATCACCAGCCACCAGCACAACTCTGGGATCGTCAGTTGATGGTCTTCGTTGAACCCCAGCTGTGAGCGGATGACCGTTATCAGCCAGGATACCAGGTTCTCACGCGCAATGCCTGCCAGCGTCTCTGTGTACTGATCACGCACCAGGTTATCGCAGGCCCAGCAAAGGCGGATGCTGCCAGGCTCATGCCGAAACAGCGTAAAATTTTCGCTGTGCCACGAACCGTGCGGGTACTGGCATTCAAAACGACGCTCCAGCTCGGCCTCCAGCGAGCTGATACCACCCGCGCGCAGAATGACGTCTTTGTTTTCGAAGACTGGCTTCAAAACCGGGTCTTCTGCCAGTGGCTGCGTGGCGGGAGGGATGGCGCCGGTTGCGTAGTCGCTGTATTTTTCCGGTGCAGGCTCAATCAGTACCCGCCCTCTCCTGAACATCGGCATGAGATCAGCACCTGGGCGAATAAGAACAACGCCCATGCGTGGGGCAATCTCAGGGGTTAGTAGTGCTCTCATATCATCTCCACGTCAGGCAGCTGCACGAAAACGACGGATGGTGATTTCTACTTTCCCTTTCTTCACGATGTTCCCCCACTCCACCAGCATGCGCTTAACCTGACTGTCGTCTTCCCAGACGCCTGTTAGAGTCAGGGCATCGAACAGCGCTTTGTTGTAGTTATCGATATCCCGACGGCGCTGATCCGGCGGATACAACACTATGTGAACCTCAGCCAGATCAGAGGATGGCCGGGGAACGGCCCGCAGTTGCTCAATAATCGCCGCTCTCGCTGCCTGCTGGAACTTGCGCCCTGTCTCGCTTACAAGATGCCTGCCTTTCAGCGGTCCCTTGCTCGGAGCACGCCAGTAACTATTTACGCTCGGTGGAAATGGTAAAGTCAGTTTCATTTAGCCCCCTTAAAGGATCGCTACAACGTCTTTTGCGACTTCCCGCGTACTGCTTTTGCAGGAGATCGAACGGCGCGCGTTGATGAATTGCAGGTTAAAACCATGCTCCCGGTACAGGTCGAGAACCTTCGGTGCAGATGAGTTAGAAATCACTACCCGAGCCCCACGGTGAAAGGCAGATACACATTGCTTCGCCAGGTCTACCTGGTTATCCCAGCTAAAACCACCAGCGGCGTAGGCGGTGAATCCGGTTGTTCCCGGCATCGGTTCGTAAGGCGGATCGCAGTAAACCACATCCCCTTTACCGGCCAGGCTGATTGTCCGGCGGTAATCAGCGGTCATGAATACGCAGTTATGCGCCATACCCGCGAAGGCTTTCATCTCATCCATCGGGTAATACGGGGCCTTGTAGCCTCCCCAACCCACATTGAACTTGTTCGCCTGGTTGTAGCGCATCAGGCCATTGAAGCAATGCCGGTTGAGATACAGGAATGCAGCTGCGCGTTCAGTAGCATCCAGCGTCTGAGCGTTGAACTCGGAACGGATCAGCTCATAGCCATCTGGTGACCGCATATGCTCAAACATCCAGCTGGCCTTTAATTCCACCTCATCCGGTACCACCGCTAACATCTGATACAGATTAATCAGGTCCGGGTTAACGTCCGCCAGCAGGTAATCTGCGTGCTTATCGCTGTTAAGGAATACCGCCCCACCACCAACGAATGGCTCTATCAGGCGTTTCCCTGCCGGGATATGCACGAACAGGTCAGCCAGCTGGGTATACTTTCCACCAGCCCATTTCAGAAATGGCTTGCTCATGAGCGGAACCCCGAGTTTTCTGGCAATGAGTAATCAACCCCTTCGAAGCTGGCTCGCGAAATCGACGCCTCCTGGCGGGAGCTATTGAGTGGAACAGAAAGTTTTAACGACAGCTCATCCCATTTTTCCCTAAGTTTCGACGGGCTAAGCACGTTTTTGCACCAGAACGAATCTTTGTTGGCGCGTTTGAAAAGTGAGCAAATTTGTTTATGGGTTCGCCCGTCCTGCATCACCATCAGGCGCACCTCATTCGCCCATGCGGTCCAGTTTGGTTCTTTAGGCCGAACTACCTCACCATCACTTTCAGCGGCCAGTTCGTACATGCTGATAATTTTCCCCCAAATGAACTCGGCGCAGGTTAAATCGTCCTGGCATCCCCACTGCCGCTTTGCAGCGCTGTACACCACCGCGTCAGGATGTCGTGACAGAAATTCATCAGCAGAGCCCTGTTCGTCCGGTTGCGAAGCGTCCGGACAAGAAGGATTTATATCTGATGGATCAGTAGTTGATTTTACTGACGGATCCCCCCCAGATTCTGACGGGTCAAAACTGGTTTTTTTGGTGGATTCCGACGCCTCAAATTTTGAGGGGTCAATTTTTGACGCATCAGATTTTGACGGTTCAGATTTTGATGTGTCAGATTTTGACGTGTCAGAAACTGACAGGTGAGAAAATGCCGCTTTCTGTAGTTTGGAAACGTTGAGCTGGTAGACGTTCGATGCATTACGGTTGCCGTTGCGGCGTTGCGTACGGGTGAGCCATCCCTCTTTCTCAAGCGCAGTAATCGCCGTTCTGACAGTACTTTCACCAGCGCCAATCTGACGGGATATGGTCGCTATAGAAGGCCAGCAAACACCCTCATCGTTGCTGAAGTCAGCCAGGCGCGCCATGATTGCCACGCTGGATAGTTTCATCCCCGAAGATGCGCAAGCGTCCCAGACGTATCCTGTTAATTTAGTGCTCATGATCGTCCTTTATTTCTCTGAATTTACGTCTGAACTGCTCAAGGGGGCTAAAGCATTCATGCTCGTACCCTTTACGCAGGTATATAACGCGCTGTGTCTGGGGCTCCCAGCGTATGACCCTGACCGGGACACCGTAGTGATCTCTGAACCATCGGTTAAGCTCTCGCATACTTTCTCCGCCTGGCCGTTAAAGTCCCCTACCACCCACTGAGCAAACTGGTAGCAGACAGGCTCGAACCCGCCTGGTACTCTTACCCCATACACGAACTGAACCGGTCCTGCTCCACCAGGAACTGGCCGCGCTACAAGTTGCGACCTGCGGTATTGTGTTGATAAACTGTTCATGCGTTAGTAATCTCCACTGATAACGACACGCCACGACGCCAGGAGCTGCAACTCGCTGGCGTCACTTCTTTTTGCGTGAAAAAAGCGTGATGATTGCGGCAATCTCTTCTTCACGAGCTGCCAGGTGACGGCGGTGATGCACCATGATTTCTTCGGCCTCGTGCCTTTCAATAACGCCATCTTCAAGCGCCTGTTCGATAATCTGATCAACCTGCCCCCTGGCGGCAGAGGTACGCATTGCCCGGCTAAACAAGTCCACGCGGTCCAGTTCTTCCAGGTGCGGAACATCCACCAGCAGAGCACCACGACGGCGAGCGAAGTAGTCAGCCAGTAACGACGTGTTGGAAATGTCCTCCATCGCTTCCAGTTCGCTGACTTCGAAGAAACGACAACCATTTTTCTCATAAAGGTTGTTATTGAACTGCGTTAAGGTCATGCCTAGCGCGCCAGCCATAGCCTCACGCCCACCATGTATGGACTTACACATAGCCTTGACTACATCTTTCAAACTTTGCTTTTGTTCTACCATGTTGATAACCCTTCGCTTAAAATCACTTTCTTAGCCCACGGAACAGCCGGTGTATTAAATGAATAACCCTTTGTCTAAATTGACTCTGGACTACTGGTACAAAGTTTTGATTGTCGCTGGTGCATTCGTTTTTCTGCTGAACGGTACTGGAGTTCTTTCTGCATATCCTCCTGGCCCTACAGCACTGGTTTCCCTTGGCGTCTTTTTTTGGGGCATTGGTGAGTGGATTAACCACCCCTACCAGGAAATGCTCCAGTACGACGGCCTCGGTCGGGTTACAGCAACCATTTCTGGTTACCCGAGAAATCCCAAGCGAATCGGAGTCGTGTTCGATATCCTTGCCTTTGTTCTCATCGCTATAGGTGTCTGGAAGTTTTTCTGATAAGGTCCACCCGATCAGAGTCACTACTCGATTCATTTCATCCAGCCTTACCGTTTCAGGGTTGAGCGCTTGCAACCGCTTTATCACCTCTGATTCAATTTTTTTTGTCACACCTACCCCTTTAAAATTCGATTTGTAGTTACGGTTAAGCTGCTGTTTGATTAGGCTTTGTATAAAGTTCGGGATTAACTTTCAGTTTCTCCTCTGTTAGTGCCTGAATTTCAAACGCTCTACCTTTTGGAATAATCTCGCCCCATCCAGATACAGATGCATGTGAGATGCCTAAAGCCTTTGCTACGTTGCCGACCGTGCCAAAGTAAGAGATCACGTCTTCTTTTTTCATTTTTGCCTCAGATGGAAAGGAATAGACTTCATGATAGTAGGATATCTTACATCACAAGGTCAAGGAATCCTACATTGCAAAGTGGTAGGATTACCTACATGAAAATGAATGAACGCATCAGGGCTCGACGAAAAGAACTGAAACTAACCCAGGCGGTTTTAGCCAAATTAGTAGGCGTGAATCGTGTAACTGTGACTGGGTGGGAATCAGGCGACTATGAACCTGGAGGATCTAACCTTCAGGCGCTGGCTACTGCGTTAAAAACAAACCCTCAGTGGATTATAAGCGGCTTAGGTGAATCAGATGCTGAAGAGGCGGCTTACAAACCAACAGAACGGTTTGGCGTGAAAAGAATACCCGTACTATCTTGGGTCCAAGCTGGAGAGTGGACTGAGAGCGGAGCCCCCGTGACTGAAAGCGATGTTTCCGAATGGATTTATACTACAGCTAACCTTTGTGATGAAGGATTTGCTCTCAAGGTCCGTGGGGACTCAATGACCAACCCGAACGGAGCCCCCAGCATCCCCGAAGGATCAATCGTTGTCGTTGACCCTGATTACGGTAGTTTACTTGAGGTTAACGGTAAGATAGTTGTCGCGCAGGTAATGGGATCTGCCGAGGCTACACTCAAAAAATTTGTAATCGATGGGCCTATAAAATACCTGGTCCCCCTGAATCCAAATTACCGAGTCCTTGAAGTAAACGGAAATTGCAAGATTGTCGGAGTCGTTCGCCAGGTTGTAACTGACTTATAACCCCCTTCTTTTACAAACAGCCGACCTCATTGTCGGCTTTTTTTTACACCTCAATGTAAGATTTCCTACCATCATCATTGACACCCCAAGGTAAGTTATCCTACATTACGTTTATCCGATAACCGAATGCACACAACATGGAAGCGCATTCCCCTTCTTTCCGGTGGGGATCGGTTTGTAACTGAAGGAGTGCGCTTCCAGTTGTGAACGGCAATATTCGCAACCGCTGTATGGCACATGCAGCGTTAGCCGCCAGAGAGTTACCTTTATCCATGCGCTCTCAGGAATTCCGGAAGAATGTGCAAGCTAAGTGTTTCAGGCACGACGTGCGCCCCACCAGCGCGGCGAAAAGGTGTGACGCCTCGGAAGAGACGAGGGCACAACCAAAAGAGCGCTGGCATGCAAAAAATATCTCGCAGCCGTTGCGGTACCAAAAGCCAGGATGGAACGGCAGAACGCGGTAGTGCTCTTTTTGTTGTGTGGAGAACTAACGTACCGCCATTGCAGTGGCGGTCCCCCATCAGCAAGAAATTTTAACCAGCTATTCGCCCATTCTCATGGGTTGGGTTGCTGCACCCTAAATTTACGCGTTGCAGCGCGTCAGATGGAGAACAAAAGATGGCTAAGACAGCAAAACAACTGATTAAACAGGCGTACGAAATAGCCAAAACTATGCCACCAGAACAGGCAGCAATCATCAGGGAACTGGCTACCGTCCTCGATGTTTCGAATGTAGCTCTGCGCCAGACGCGCACCGAACGTGACGCCCTTCTCGCAGAGGTCAAATCCTGGGCGAAAGAGTGTGATCGTCTGACCGAGCGACACACCAAGAAGCGCACAAATTTGCATGTCCTCGAAGCAATGCGCGACTTGAAAGCAATTTGCCCCACCAGCTTCCGTAACGTGGAGGCTCTCTAATGGCTAAAGACTCAAAGGTTGTATACGGCGCCAGCGGCAAAACGAACGTTTTAACGTTCGAACCTGAAAGCCTGCATCTGGTTACCGACAAAACACACCCGCTTTACGATGAACGGATCCACCTTCCTATCGACGAAGGAATGGTTCTGAACATCAAAGAGCTGGGTGTACTGGAACCTATCATCGTCTGGAAAGACCCTGAAACGGGGCTCACCTGCGTAGTTGTAGGCCGTCAGCGCGTAAAACATACCCTGGAGGCAAATAAGCTTCTTTTGAAAGAGGGCAAAGCCCCACTGCTTGTTCCTGGGGTCGTTAAGCGCGGATCAGCAAATCAGATGGCTAAATACATGGTAAGCGAAAATGAAATTCGCCGACCTGATACGCCGCTTGGCCGGGCTAAAAAAATGTCAGATGCGCTCGACCGCGGGCTCGATGAGGACGACATTGCTGTGTTGTTTGGCTGCAGCGTTCAGACCGTTCGAGCAACGCTCTCCCTCCTCGAGGCAACCCAGGCCGTCCGGGAAGCTGTAGAGGCTGGCACAATTACCGTTACCCAGGCGCGTCAGTTGGCATCGCTTAAACCCGAAGAGCAACGGGAGAAGGTCAAGCAGATCGAGACAGCGACCGCCGGCATCACTGGCCATGAAAAAGCCCGGCGGCAGCGCCAGGTTCTTGGTGAAGCAAAGCCGCGTATCAAATCACGCAAGGAAATTACAAAAGCCCTCGAAGATGCCAGCGGCGAATATGCCGAGGCTCTGCGCTGGGTGCTTGGGGAGTCGGTATGAATATTGATCCTGAGAATTACAGCAAATACACCCTGCGTCGGTTCGCCGCCCTGTTCGATGTGACCTGCTGGGCGCTGATTGCCTTAGTAACCGTTGTTATCTGCATGTTTATTGAATGGTGGACAGCATGAGCAAATCACTTAAATCTCGCTGCATTCGGCGCTGGAAAGTTGAATTTAAACGCCGCTGCGACTCGAAATATAGCATGGTCTGGCGCAAGCGCGACCTGCGCGGTTATATCCGCAGCTGCGCTCTCACAACAGCAGACTGCATGGTTGAGCAGATGGCATCACAAAACGCCAAAGTTGATTATGACGGCGTCGCGCACGGCTGGTCGCCAGAATTTGCATCCTGGTACAGCGAACGTCGCAACCAATACCATAAAGAGGCGCTGGATTACCTAAACCACCACGCAACTACTGACGAAATCGACGAAGAGATCGAGAACGAATTGGAGTGTTGGAATGACTGAGCAAACCATTCTTGACATGTGCTGTGGCTCCCGCATGTTCTGGTTCGACAAACAGGACCCGCGTGCAGTGTTCGCCGACATTCGCTCCGAGCAGCACACCCTGTGCGACGGGCGCAGCCTAGTTATCAGCCCGGACATTATCGCCGACTTCCGTGCGCTGCCGTTCGCTGACGCCTCTTTCTTCATTGTCGTGTTTGACCCGCCGCATCTTGAACGAGTTGGCGAAAACGCCTGGATGGGTAAGAAATACGGTCGCCTGAACAAATACACCTGGCGCGATGACCTGCGTGCGGGTTTCAAAGAAGCGTTCAGAGTGCTGCGGCCACACGGCGTACTCATCTTCAAATGGAATGAAACCCAGATACCGGTTAGCCAGATTCTGGCGCTCACCGACGAGAAGCCAGCCATCTGGCAGCGCACCGGGAAAGCCGACAAAACACACTGGGTAATTTTCATGAAAGGAGCGACAGCATGACAACTGATATCACCGAATTTACACAGCCTGAAATTAATGATGCGTTGGCCCAGCTGAAGCAGATCAGCGAGTACCCCACACCATCTACTCAATACGCTCGAGTGCTGCGTAAATACTTCGCCTCGCTGGTAAAGGCGCTGGAGAAGGCGCAGCAGCGTATCGAGGAGCTAGAGTATGATCTGTCTGAATGGACAGACTGCAAGCACGATGGTGCTACCTACTACGACATGAGCGGCCAAGAGCGCTGCGGGAGATGTGGTGCTGATCTATGACCAGCAAATTAAAGCGTCGTCGCTGGCGGCGCATGCGCGATGATTTAGCTTGGTATAAGGCGGAGGCAAAAGACCTTCATTCGCGGTTAATGCAATTAGCCGATGAAGTGTCAACACTTCGCCACCATATCCTGGCCGTTCCTATGCCAGTGTTGGTTCCAGTTCAAACTTACGTAGCAATTACAGGAGAGGCAGACCACGAGCTATGTAAAAAATGTAATGACGGCATTCGTGGAGGATGTTCATCCTGTACGTATCGTAGAAGTTAAGCCGGTTGCAGCCGGACTTGTGGAGATACACTATGAATCTTGATAACGAGATCATTTCAAACGCAGACCTCGAACGAATTACTGGATACAAGATCCCCTCAAAGCAATCACAGTGTTTACGTGATGCCGGGATTTTCTTTGTTGAAGGGCGAGACGGAAGACCACGCACTACCTGGGCGCATTTCAATAATCCTTTAGCTCAGAGATCACGACAGAACAACGTCGATAATTCGCTGCAGCCCAACTTTGGAGCACTTGATTAATGCCACGTCCGAGAAAAAATAAAGACGATGCCTGGATGCCTCCGAGGGTTTACCTCGGGAGATCAGCATATGAATATCATCCTAAAGGAGGAGGCAATATTCGCCTCTGCGACAAAACCAGTACACAAGCTCAGGTATGGAGTGCATGGGAAGCGCTAATGAACGATCGCCCGGACGACTCCATGATGGAAGGACTTATCGAACGCTTCTTTAAATCTGGTGAATTTTTCGAGCTGGCTCTGGAAACCCAAAAGGACTATAGAAAGTACTCAAAAAAAATTATAGATGTATTTGGGAAAATGCCGCCGGGCGCTATCAAACCTGAACATATCCGGCGTTACATGGACAAGCGGGGAATAAAAAGCAGGACACAAGCTAACAGAGAAAAAGCTTTTATGTCTCGCGTGTATCGCTGGGCTTATGAACGCGGCTTCGTTAAAGGGAACCCTACAAAGGGTGTCCGCCAGTATAAAGAAGTTAGCCGAGATCGCTACATAACTAATGAGGAATACCAGGCGCTGTACTCTGTAGCGCCAGACATTGTGAAAGTCGCAATGGAACTCGCTTACCTCTGCTGTGCCAGACAAAACGATGTACTGGAGATGAAAAAAAGCCAATTTATGGAAGAAGGTATCCTGATTAAGCAAAGTAAAACGTCTGTTGCTCAGATAAAAGCATGGAGCCCGCGCTTGAACGGTGCACTTGAGTTGGCAAAAAATTTACCTCTTAACGCTGGCATGAGCAGTCTGTATGTCATCCACCAGCCATCAGGCGGAAAATACACACGAGACGGCTTTAACAGTCGCTGGAGAAAAGCAAAAATTGAGGCGCAGGAAAAGTACCCTCACCTTTCCTTTGACTTCACGTTCCACGATCTCAAAGCAAAAGGGATATCTGACCTCCAGGGCAATCTATACGAGAAACAGGCAATATCAGGGCATAAGAACGTTGAGCAAACTGCCCGGTATGACAGAAAAATTGCGGTAGTTCCGGTTGTAGATGGACAGGTGGAAAGGAAAAATATTATGAAGTGA